CACAGAGGAAACCACCAACCTTGTCTAACCCGCAAGGATTGACAATTCTCGATGAGATGATCGGCTCCCTGTCTCGGAGTGGTCCGAGAAGAGAAGTCACCTTCCGCCTAAGACCCAAGGTAACAAGTTCTCACTTTCGTGATTTTCTTGTTTACCTTGGAGGCGTGAAGGTTAAACCGACTATTTGGAGGATCCCGGGAGATTCAGTTTTCGAGGCCCTCTATCTCTGCAGAGCAGTGTTAGAAGTTCTTAATGACTCAATCCCTAAAATTGGAATTCTCCCTTTAGTTGACCAGCTTTCCTTGTTTATTCAAGCTAAAGACTGGCCTCGCGAATCTTTCATTAAGTTCGCGAAGTATATGACTGCCTGGCCTATGGCCAGGTATCTCCACCAGGACTTGCCTAAAGTCCCAGTGGGTTTTCCGTCGAATCCCTTGGTTTTCCAAGGGAAGATTAGGCGAATCTTAAAGAATCGTCTAGTCTCCTATTCCAATAAAAATACCCGTTTATGGGCTGGTTACTTACAAGGAGTCAAACGTGGTTGTGCCGTTGTTTCCGAAGATTTTATCTTAGAAAGCATGCTTAACCACAAGTTGTCTCTTAGTAAGAAACCAGAGGCTAACGTTCATGATATCATGATGTATAGCACTTATTTTCATCGGTTCTTCTCTCGTTTTCCTCGTTCTGTGCCTCGACTTGTCGAAGCGTCACCAGCTGCCTCTTGGCAATCGGTGAGATCAGAAGGGGGAGCGAGAGAATACATTCGACGGACCCTTCAGTCGGAATTAGGATTTCCTGAGTTTCTAGACATGGTTGAACTTGCCCCTGGAAAAGTGAGTACTGTGTACGGTGTACATGTACCTACTCTTCAAGAGGTTCGTTCTTTTGCCTGTATGGAGACTCAGGATGTTCGAGTTTCTGCGGTTTGTGAGCCTTTAAAGGTTAGGCTTATTACCAAAGGATCTGCTTTTAAATACTGGTTTTCCCGGTTTTATCAGAAAGATCTTTGGCAATACCTTCAAAGGTTCCCCCAGTTTTCGTTAACTGGCCGTCCGCTTTCAGTGAGTGATCTTGATTCCCTTCTTTCACGTGAATCCCATTTGGGACTCAACATGAAAGATTGGGTATCAGGAGATTACTCTGCTGCTACGGATGGCCTTAACCTTTGGTTTACTAAGTCGGCTTTTGAAGAATCTCTCTCGAGAGCTTCTTTGTCTGACCTAGATCAGGGTTTGTTACGCGATGTTCTTTATGAACAACGTGTCTCTTACCCTGAGTCAATGGTTAAGTTATCGAAGGGAGAGTTATCTCCTTTTCTCCAGTCTAATGGACAGTTGATGGGTTCGACTTTGTCGTTTCCTATCCTCTGTACCATCAATCTGGTTTGCTACTGGGTCGCATTAGAGCGATTCACTAAGAAGAAGATTAGATTAGAAGATCTTCCTGTTCTTGTGAACGGAGATGATATTCTTTTCCGGTCTACTCCTGAGTTTTATGCTCTATGGTTGGAGGAAAGTTCTAGAGTTGGTTTTACACTATCTCTTGGAAAGAATTATGTCCAGCCACGGGTGTTAACTGTGAATTCACAGTTATACTCGTACCACGATGGGAGATTTACTTTTCTTGGTTATCTCAACACAGGACTTTTGACTGGTCAGTCAAAGCTTACTGGTAGAGACACCGCTAAGGATGCTCCTATCTGGGCGTTGTATAATGAAACAATCCCTAATAGTGTTCGACCTTGTCGAACTCATAAGAGGTTTCTTCATTATAATAAGGAATTGATCTCTCGATCGACCAATTCTGGTGAATTTAACCTTCATCTCCCTTTTGGTAGGGGAGGTCTTGGTTTTACTCTTCCAGATGGTCTATCTAATAAGATCACTTCCTTTCAACGTCGATGGGCATGGTTCCTCCAAAAGACGGTGCAGGACTCTGTTGAGAAGGATGAATTACCTCCTCGTTTTAGTCTTGGACTAGTACAGGAGAGGGGCCTATTTTCTAGACCTCTATTCTATCAACATCGTCCGCAACTTTCTCTGGAACCAGTCTTTGGTCCCTATAATCTGGGTGTTTCTCCTTTTGAGGAGAAAGAATATAAATTCCCCATTTTAGCTCGTCCTTATGACTTTGATCGTCCTAAACTTTCCTTCAAGTTCCCTAGTAAATCTACTAAGGTTTCTTTTAGGTCAGCTTTTGAAAGTTCAAAGATCCTAAGAATGTCCTCAAAGGAAATTTATACTCTGACTCCTAGAATCTGTAGTGTTCAACGTCTCATGGACTTGGAATCTACAGATTCGGAAAGTCCCAGATCATTGTGATCTGGGCTATGGGGTTGGGGAGGATAATGTGGCCAAAACGGTGACCTACTTCGGTAAGTCTTAATATTTCCGTGCTAAGTGGTTGTGGGTCTGATGTAAGTCGCATGGACTCTACGTCCTAAACGCCGACAGACTGCACGGCCGCTCTGTGTATCCTTATGTGAAAACACACATTTGGTCCATAGCCCTCCTCGATGTACAGTCGCACCTTTGCCGGGTGGTATCCCATA